ACCCTTACGGTCTTGCCCTCTAAGTCCAAGGGGTTAAAGTGAATTCTATTCAAATGCACTCTATACCACATGTATTCTAAGCAACTCCAGAACTGTCTGGAATAGACTCGTAGAAAAGGACAAAGTATCCTTTACCTGCGGCTGTACCAGAATCAGTACAAGCTGTTTTGCTCTCAAAATGGAGAACATCAGTAGCTTGTGCGAAGAACGGAGTGAAACTTGCAGGAGCGGTGCTTGCACCGACTGCTGAAGCTTCTGCTACCGTTACAGTAGCTTTTTCTGCTCTAGCAACACTGCCCACAACATCTGTGTGGTCAAGTGAAACTACAGCTGAAGCACTATCTGCTGCGAAAAGTAATGTTGTTACGAACTCCACTCTATGGACTACCAAAGGGTGAAGTAATTTCCAAGTGAAATGGTCTGCTGCAGATGCAGTACAGTTCAATTCGCCTGGAATGAAAATAGTATTAAGGTTACTATTAAAAGCCATTGTTAATTACCTCCTATAGGTTAATCATTAGAGTGTATTCTAAGCATATGATATTCACCATCAGTTGAATTAGTCCAAACTTTTTTGAACCCTGTTAGTGCATTCCATGCTATACCCGTGAATCTATCAAAATCCCAAGATTCTACCATTGTACTTTCTGGCTCTACAAGAGCTTCAACTACAGGTTCAAATCCTAGAATGATACCTTCACCGTTATGGGCGGACCCACCAATAGTATTAGATAATACGTTGTTTTCTTCAACGAATCTCATACCAAAGTATGAACCTATCTCTCCATTGATTAAGTTTTCTGGTTGGTCATATTTGTGTAAATCCACAATACCACCAGTTGCTGTGTCTTCAAATAACTTTGCCATAGCAAATGCAGATAGAACAGCTAAATAACTGTTACCATCCCATTTTGGTACGTTATCAGTTTTTAAGTTTCTGATAATGTCCCTGATATGAGCAGCTGTAATTGAAGCAGCAGCACCGGTACTTACAGTACCATCTTTATCTAATGTACCTGCTGAAGTAGAAGTTGGAGTATAGAATACGTCAGAATTCTGGAACTCTGTTCCTGCAACTTGGTCCATGGATTCAGCTACGTTCATAGCTAATATTTTCTTAAGTGTTTCATCAACTGAGTATTCTGCTAATGTTTGTGATTTCTTTGTGTAAGATACACCATTACCATACTCTGCGATTGTAGTCTGTACAAAACCTACGTTAGGTTTTTGCATAGGTAGTGATTGCAGTTCTGAAATTGTACTAGTAGCTTTGTCTAGTTTTTGATACTTTTCAATTTCTACTACGGAACCTTTGTTTCTTCCATAAGCTTTTATGGGTTTCGCAAGGTTTCTAAACTGCATCATGTTACCGGCTTGAAATCTAATGTCACTATCCATTTTAGTTTTGGCTAGTCTGTCAGATTCATTTAAATAACTAATTGCTCCTTGTGGCATAATTGTTTCCTCCTGTTATGCTCTAAGTTTTTACGTTAAGTCCCCTTTTCATTGTAGTCTGTTGTCTGAACCTATCTTGGAGATATTTGAAATAATCATCATTATCTCCTAAGGGTGCATCGTTTACAGTTTCTAATTGATTGTTTAGGGGGCTAGCACTCGTGCGAGTACCCGCATCCATATTCCCTTTTAGGGAAGTTTCTTTTGGTGGTTCTTTTGGTGACTCTTCCTTAGGATTCTTGACAGCATTGAATTTGCTTAAAGCAGATTCAAAGCGTTCCTCCACACCTAAATTCTTGTCACTTGCAAGAAGTAAAGCATCAAATACTTCTTTATCTGGAGCAGCTAAATCTTCTGCATGCTTAGCATACAGCCTATCCGCTTTTACCATATTAGAAGTATATGTAGTCAAGTCTTCACCTGACATCTCAGCTACACTCTTGCCACCAGGTAACAGCTGTTCTGCTGCATCCTTAGCTCTAATTTGAATCCTAGCATCCTCAGATGCTATATCATCAATCTGTTCTTCGTTATTGTTGTTGTTGTCTGACATTTTTCAAGACCTCCATTAATTGTTCTGGTGATTGCTGTTGAGCAGGTGGAGCTCCAGCTTGATTTCCTTGACCTTGCGGTTGTGGTTGTTCACCCGTTGGTGTTGCACCAGGTACACCTTGTTGTTTTAGCATCTCCATGTTAATTATGTCTCCAGGATTCTCATCAAATGATTCAAATATCCTCTGAACAAATTTAGCTGGGTCTAAAGCCTGTGCAACTTGAGGCATGTTACCAATAACATTGATAATTTGCATCAACTTCTGAAAAT